CATCGGCGGCGGCTTTGCCGGTGGTCAGGCCGGCGTCGCGCCCCATTTGGGCAAGGTCGGCTTCCGGGTTTTCATATTTCGGTTCAGCGCCAAAAAAAGCGCGCAGCCAGTTGGATGCTTTTTCGACGCCATACGCGGCGGCAACGGCTGCGCCGGTTTCGATGTACTCACCCTTTGACATTCCGCTCTCGTTCATGGCATGGTAAGCATTCGCAAGTCTTTTGTTATACGCTTCGGCTTCTGCTGCCCTTTTCGCGTCCTGGTTTTTTTCGTAAACGCTGCGTTCGAATTCCAACCGGTCGCGTTCGTCCTGCACTTTGTTAAGCGCGTCGACGCTTTCCTGTGAGACAGCGGAAGCGCTTTGGGCGTATTCTTCCCAGCCTTTGCGTCCGCCATCAATCAGAGTTTGAAGTTCGCGAAAAGACTTGCCAAAGTATTCCTGAGCTATGCGGTCTCGTTCCGTCTGGTTGTCGATCTGCTTCAGCACGTCGATAAAGTCCCAAAACACATCCATGGAGTCGCGCGCTTCGCCGCTGGCATCCCTAAGCGCGACCGCGTAGGCTTTGACGCCATCGCTGAGCTGCAAAAAATAAGATTCTCCTATTTTTCCCTGCAGGGTTTTTTTCTGGTCTCCGGTCGCAGTTTCAAGCTGACGTTCCCACTCGCGCAGCTGATTGGTGCTGCCCATCTGTTGCATTAACCGGTCACGCGCCTTTAGCAGCGTGTCGACGTCCGTCTCGGCAAATTTAGAAGCATACTCCCAGCGTTGCAGCTCCTCGGCGCTCAGCCCGTAGCGAGCTGATTTTGTGTTTAAATCGTCTGCCCACTGAGCGGATTCGTACAGGCGCTGCTGCAGCTCCTTAACTTTTTCAGTCACCTCACCGACGATCGTTTTAACCGTGGCAAAACCCGCAGTCAGTGACCCGAAACCCGCCATGGATTTGAGTGTGCTCAGAGCGCTGGACGCCTGGTCGGTAGCGTTAGAAGTCTCGCTCAGCTCGTCCCCGGTGCGGTCCGCCTCCTGACGCAGGCGCACGAGCTCGCGCTCCGCGTCGTAGGCAGAGCGCTGCATGTTTTGATATGCGGCGCTTGAGGGCTCCACGCCCTCTTTGGCCATCTGGCTCAGCGCGTCGCGCGCGGCCTGTACGGCGCGCTCCTGCTGGGTGATCTGGCGGGAGAGGATCTGTGAGCGCTGCTGCAGGTACGTCTGCGCGTCGCCGGTGGCCTTGAACTGCGCCTGGGCCAGCTTCATTTCGCTGTCCAGGGTGCGGGTGGCCGTGCGGGCCTGCTGCATGGCGCTTTTAAATTCGCCGATGCCGCTTACGCTCAGCTTGGTGTTTGCGCTTGGCAACTATCTCACCTCCCGAAGGCCGCGCAGGGCGAATTCGTACCTGCGGCGGTACGTGTATAAGTCAAGGATCTGGCCGGGCAGCATTTTGCGCGCCTCGGCCAAAGGCAGCCCCGCGATCAGCGCAAAGGCGATCAGCTGCCGCGGGGTCAGTCTTTTTTTGGTTCTATCTCTTCAAGCACCAGGTCGCGGGGACCGGGCTTTTCTTTGTTTTCGATGATCAGGCCCTCGGCCACGGCAAGACTTACGGCGTCGCGGAGTTTAATCGTGAGGGCGGGCTTATCGTAGAGCGCCAAGCGCAGGCCGTCAAAGGTGACCTTTGGGACCGCGCCCGCTTCGTCCGAGAGGATCACGGCGAGCATCAGCGTTTTGTGCATGGTGTCCACCATCAAAAGCGATTTGTTGTCCTCGCCGTGGGCGAACATCTTAAAGAAGCCGTCCAGGTCGCAGACCTCCTGCTCCATGCGCTCCCACGCGCCAAGGGTGAATTTTAACGGCAGGATCCTGCCGTTATACTCGAATTGTGCCATCGTATCTCCTTATAAAATGAAAAGCACCGCGGCGCGGTGCTTATCTTTTGCGGTACTTGGTGCCCTTACTGGACCCGCTCTTCTTCCTGCGGATCCTGCGTTTGATTGTCAAGCTTTGACCACGGGAAATTCGTATCGTAGACATAATTACCATCCCTCATAAAGACGTTCGTGCCTTCGCCGTCCTGCGTGTAGACGGTTTCGGTGCTCTCATAGTCGTACTGCGTCCAGGCGTAAAGCCAGAGGGCGTTGGTGATGAATATCGCGACGATGGCGATGATCAGCGCGATCCACAGGCGGCGAATGGTGCGCTCCATGCGGGCGCTGATGGCCTCAAAGAGGTAGTGACTGATGTGCTGTTCGTTCACGGTTTTTCCTTCCATGGCTGTGCCTTTCTTATTCGCCGGAAAGCTGCTTGTTGTACTGGACGGTGGAGATGCCGAGGATCACGCCCAGGAATGCGTCGACGGCGGTGATGGTGCCGACGATCTCCTCGCCGTAGGGAAAGCCCCAGATCTGGGCGAGGGCGAAATACAACGTGGCCAGCGCCGGCAGAAGCAGCTGCGCGATCCACTTTAAAACGTCGTAGGTTTTGTTACTCATTTACGTCTCCTTTCAGCGGCAGCTTTTCAATCGAGGTCATCATGCGCTTGACCAGCCCGTTGCCGCCAAGCTCAAGGTAGGGCTTGTAGAGGTACTTTGTGAGGTTTTCGTACTCACTTTGGTAAATATAGCCGCGGGCGAGGTACTCGGCGCAGCGCTCCACGATGCAGTCGTGCGCAAGCCCTAAAAGCATGCGCGTGCGGGCGTCCTTCTTTTCGGCCTTTCGTTGGACGAATGTCCAAAGCCCGGAAGAGGCCAGCGCCGCCACAAGGATCTGAAGAAACATTTGCACCCACATTGGCATAGTGATCACCCCTCACGCCAGAAGCAGTAAAAGCCCTTGCGCGCGTCCTGAACTTCGGCTTTTGTTCCGGTTGCGCGCTTTGCGGACGCGCTTGCCGGGTCGTTAATCCAGAATTTTTCGTCCGCGTACTTCCAAAGGGTGCAGTAGTGACCGCCCTTGGTCCACTTTTGATAGCTGCTTTTGCCTTTGGTGCCCGCGCCGAAGCACACCACCACGTAACCGCCCGAAAGCAGGCACTGGATGGCGGTCTCGACACTGGAGGTCGTGACGTATTTGCCGGCGTGATAGAAGTCCGCGCACTTTTTGAAAAAGCTGCCGCTGGTGCCGCTGTCGTAGGTGCGGCAGCCCCAGGAAAGCGCCTTTTCGGCAAGCGTCCAGGGCGTTGCGTCCTTGTCCCACCACTCGGCCACGATGTCCGCCATGGCGGTGGGGCCGCAGCCGGACGTTTTCATGGTTTGCGATTTGTCGCCGTGGGAGGAGTACATTTTCGACGCCCATTTGGAATCGTACTGCTTAAAGTTAGGCGGCTGGGTGAAGGTGACGTTTTCCGGGGCGCGCTCTGCGCTTTCGCCGGTGATCAGCGCGCTCCAGGTGAGCGGGCCCACGATGCCGTCTGGCTTTAAGCCCGCCGCGGCCTGATAGGCCATGACCGCGGCGCGGGTCTTGCGGCCAAAGATGCCGTCCGCGTCCGCGCCCACCAGCAGCTGCACCGCTTGGGCGTATTCGCCGTAGCGGTGCTTGCTGATGGAGGTGACGGGGGCGGCTTTGGCGATGGCGCGCCAGGTTGCCGGGCCGATCTCGCCGTCTGGGTCGCAGGAATGCTCCCGCTGCCAGGCGCAGACCCAGGCCACGAAGTCCGCGCTGTAGGTGCCGTCTGCGGGCTCAAAGCCCGTGAGCAGCTGCGCGATCTTTACGGGGTCGCCGGTGTCATTGTGCTTTATCGTCGGGAGCATCCTCGTCCTCCTGCCCGGCCTTTGCCGGGTCAAGCTTTTCGCCGTTTATCCAGACCTCTTCCGGGACGAAATCCTCGCCCTGGGGTTCGAGCTTACGAAAGTCTCTCATATCTCAGGTCATATTGGCCCTGGCCTTCAACCAGTTATAGGCCGCGGTCTCGGTCGTAAAGGTCATGTGGTCGTAAAACTGGGTGTCGCCGGTGTTATCCAGCACCACGCCGAAGCCGGTGCCGTCCAGGGTATAGGTGCCCCACTGGATCTGCTCCTGCTTCGAGTTGGAGTTTTCGGTGGTCAGGCTGAATTGCACGCGGTGGAACCAGAATGCTTCGATTTTGGGCTCATTGTCCTCCTGCATGATGGTCAGATACCCAAAGCCGACATAGGGCGGGTTTGTGTCGATCACGCTGTAGTGCGTGGGCGTGGTGCCCTGGGGCTTTTCGCCCAGGAGCTCCGCGCGCTTTTCGATGGGCAGCCGGTCCACCTCCAGCTGGATGGTGTAGTCGGTCAGGCCCTTATCGTTTTCGATCTTGCGGTCGTCGCCGTACAGGGGATTGTTCCTGCGGTTCGGGGTCACGGTCGCGGCGATGGCGTGCGCCAGCACCTTGCCCGCGGCGTAGGTTATCGCGCTGCCCTCGGTGTAGGCGGTTTCGAGCGCGTAGATCGGGTACTTCATTCCGATTCTTGCCATGGTATCACCTCTTTAGTTATTGTGCGCGTCTATCGCGCTCTGAAGCTCCGCCTCGATGGTGGAAGCAATTGTCCATTCTGCGCGGCCCTTGGAAGCGTTAAAGGCCTTGCGCAGAAAGGGCTGTTTTTGCATAAAGCTGGTGCCGGAGTTGATGGCGTAGGCCAACAGCGGGACCGGCGTTGTTCTTCCCTTGCCGGAGCCCTGGATGTGAGCGTACCCGGCGTTGCCGACGCCGACAGACGTCTGGATCTCCGAGCCGGAGCCCTTGAACTTTGCCACGCCGAACTGGCCCTGCCCCAGCGCTGCGACCTCCTGCGGGGAGGGAAGGCGCTTGGGTTGGCCCTCGCGGACATAATGAAAAGGCTCGGTCTTGATGCTTTTGATGGCTGCGGTCAGCGCGTCCGCCACGAGGCCCGCGCCCTTGTACAGGCCGTGCGCCGCCGCTTTGCCCACGCTGCCCTCCAGCTCGTCAAAGAGCCCCTCGATCTGGCTAAGGTCCGTCTCGATGCTCATCGGCATTTACGTGCCCTCCAGTCGCTCGAGCTCAAAGGTCCATTCATAGTGCACCAGGCGGTTTTTGAATTCTCGCTGGATGGAGAAAAGCTGCCAGCTGACGCCGGAAGCGTCAAGCGCCTGCTGGACCTTGTGGAAGTCCTCGCGGCTGTTTGTGCGGCAGAAAAGGTCGACGCTTCCGCTGATAGCCTGCTCCTGCATTTTGCCATCCGCCCAGAGCGCTGCGCCCTGGCCCTCCAGTTGGTATTCCAGATAGGAGCCGCTTTGCGGGGCGTTGTTCCAGGCACCCTCGGCAAGCGGGATCCCGGTCGCCTCGAGCAGCGCTATCAATGCCTCATACATCGCCGGTCCACCTCTCGCATATAAGCTCGATGCCGTCGCCGCTGATATAGGAGCGAATGATGCGGTAGCGCTCGTCGTTCCAGATAAGCTGCCGCTCCTGCTGGTAGTCCTCGGAAAGCTCCAGGTGGAAAACGATCTCCGGGTGCAGGCCGAGGCTTAACGCCTCGTAGGCTTCGCGCATGCCGACGCTGCGCTTCTCGGCGAAAACCTGCCGGGGCACAGGGGTGTAGTCGTCAAGCATGCCATGACTGGAAGGATCCTCGCCGATCAGGGTGATCACGTCCGCCCTTACCATTCGTCTCCTCCTCTGAGCCCGTAGCCGGACGCCGTTTGCAGCTGCGCTTTCTGCTCGTCGTAGGCGGCCTTCAAGCGGTCGAAGTCCTGCGGGCTGCCAAAGCTGAAGCGCACGTAGGTTATGATCGCGCGGATGATCAGCTCGTCCGTGATCGTGGAGCTGTCCGTCACCGTTGGGACGCCGTCCGACCAGGTGGTCGTAAGCTTTACGCCCTGCACAGGGATGCCCGCGCTCTCGCTCAAATCTTTCGCGCCCGCCAGAATCAGCGAGGCGATTTCAGCGTCGTATGCGTGGGTGCTGATGCGCAGCGCCAGTCTCGTGCGGTCGAGCATAGATTCCTCCTAAGGTGAGGCCGGCGAGGAGATGCGCCGGCGCTCACCGCCAGCCCCTGAAAGGGGCGTATGGCTAAGATTGTTTGATGTTGTAGCGGACGAAGGACTTGGGATTCATCAGCTTGCACTCAAAGCGCGCGTAACCGGAGTAGGTGATCACGTGCTTCTCGATGTCGCGGGCGGACTCCACCATGATGTCCTGGATGGTGTTGCCGACTACGTCGCCGGGGTAACCGATCAGCAGAGTGTTGGCGGGGACCGCGTCGTCCACCTTCACCTGAAAACCGATCAGGTCGCCTTCCTGCCCGGCCTGCGCGTTGGGCTGGAAGATGGGTCGGCCGGTGGTGTCGACCAGACCCACAAGGTAAGCCCAGATGGTGGCGCGCTTGCCGTAGACGATGACCGGGCCGCGGCCGTTGCCGGGCAGAAGCGCCAGCGCGGCAGTGATGTCCTTAAAGGCCGCGGCCTTGACCGCGGTCGAGGTCACGATGTTGTTGGTGCTGTCGTAGTCCGCCAGGATCTGGGTGAAGATGTCCCTGGCAAGGGCAGCGCCCAGGCGCTCGGCGATCTCGTTGACCAGGAAGCTCTCGAAGGCGTCGATGG